AGTATCCTATGCTGCTAGTGATGCATCATATTGGGAACATGATGAGATAACTTTGGTTCATGATGGCACTAATGTAGACATGATTGAGTATGGGCAATTATCTACAGGTATTGTTGGCAGTGCTTCTGGTGAACCTGGTCTTGGAACTTATAGTGCATATATTGCTGGTTCTAGGGTTCATTTAGATCTTCATCCTACAGTATCCACTGCAAGTACATATGTTGCTAACACTGTACATGTTGATTTTGGAAATGCTTCATCTGCTGGAGTTGGTACTACATCATTAAACACTGCTAATTTAGATTCTAGATATACTGCTATATCTGCTAGTGGTTCTCCATCTGCTACTACAGTAGCACAGTATGAAACTGAAACATTTAATGGTGCTTATTATGTTGTATGTGTAGAAGATACTACTAATAGTCATTATCAGATATCAGAAGTGATTGTAGTAGATGATGGCACTACTTCTTATATAACAGAATATGCTATAAACCAAACTGTAACCAACCTTGGTGATTTTGACGCTACTATTTCTGGAGACAATACTCTTTTAACATTTACTCCCATAGCAAGTGCTAATGTTCAAGTTAGGGTATTCCAAGCTGCTTTGAGGTTGGTTGATGAAGCAAATGAGATTAATGAGATAGATTTAACTAATGCTACTATTGATACTGGATTTGGTGCTTATACTGCTACTGAGACTGATGTTAAGAGAGCATTTGATCTTAAGCATAGACAACTACCAATCTTTAAGAGAGACTTTGTTGGAAGTGCTGCTACTACAGTTAATTTGACTGAAGATACTATTACTATACCTGATCATTATTTTGTTACTGGAGAGGAGTTATCTTACAGATATACTGGATCTGGTACTACTTCTGCTATTGAAATTACATCACAATCTATACCTGGATATGGTACTACTGATAAAATGCCTTCTACGGTATATGCTGTTAAAGTAGATGATACTAAACTTAGATTTGCTACTTCTGCAGAGAATGCTTTAAAGACTACACCAACTTACTTGGATATTACTGCTGTTGGTGTTGGAACTTCTCATTCCTTTACTTCTAAGAAGCAAAACTCAAGATGCATCTTAAGTATTGATAATGTGGTTCAATCACCAATAGTTGCTACTTCTGTAACTACTACTATCAGTGCTGATGTATCAGCTACTACAGATAAGATTAAACTATCAGGAATAACATCTATTACTGGTGGCGATATGCTGAAGATTGGTGATGAGATTATGAAGGTGGATTCTGTTGGATTGGGTGCTACCAACGTTTTATTAGTAACTAGACCTTGGATGGGTACACAATCTACATTACATACTGATGGCACTTTGATTACTAAGGTAGAAGGATCATATAACATTGTAGATAGTACTGTTAACTTCTATACTGCTCCTGTTGGACTAACTCCATTATCAACTACTACTAATGAACCAGATGAAAGGGATTGGGTTGGTATTGCTACTCATTCATCTTTTAATGGAAGATCATTCATGAGATCTGGTATTACTGGCAGTTCTAATGAACCTTATGCTGGCAATTATATCTTTGATGATATTTCTGGTAATTTTACTGGATTGACTACTGAGTTTACTCTTAAATCTGATGGTAGCGATGTTGCAGGATTTTCTACAAACAATGCCCTTATATTAGTCAATCAGGTTCCTCAAGGACCACAAAGATATAGTGGTAGTGTTTCAGTACCTGGTGATTTTACTTTGATAGAAAGTGCTGGAATTACTAGTGTTCAATTTACAGGTTCTATTTCATCAGTATCTTATGATCCAAATACAGCAAATGTTCCTCTTGGAGGTGTTATAGTTTCTGTTGGATCTACTGAGGGATTAGGATATCAACCATTAGTAGCTGCAGGTGGTACTGCTGTTGTTTCTGGATTGGGTACTATTAGTTCTGTAAGCATTGGAAATAGTGGTTCTGGATATAGATCTGGTATACAAACTGTGGTTAATGTAGGTGTTCAGACATTAAGTACAGGAGCACCTAATATTGAGTTTATTGGTACTGCTGCTATTAGTGGTGGTAACATTGTAAGTATTGCTATCACTAATCCAGGCACTGGATATACCTCAACTAATCCTCCTACTGTTGTTATAGATGAACCATTATCTTATGATAATATGCCTTTGTTCTACACTTCAAATCAATCTGGAGTGGGTTCAGAAGCAAGAGCTAATATTGTAGTTGGTTTAGGTGGTAGTGTTATTGATTTTGAAGTTATTAATGAAGGATATGGTTATGGTGAAACTCAAAAATTAACCATAGGAGTTGGTGGTACAGTAGGTATTCCAACTGCAGGTGCTTCAGAATTTAGAGAATTTCAATTAACTGTTCAAGAAACTATTAGTGATAGTTTTGCTGGTTGGACAGTTGGTGATTTCCAAGTTCTTGATCCATTGGATTCTTTATTTAATGGTAAGACAAAATCTTTCCCATTAAATTTAAATAATGTTCAGCAAAGTATTCAATCTAAACCAGGATCTAATATTGATGTTGAGGTTGCTATATTAGTATTCATTAATGATATTCTTCAAGTTCCTAATGTTGGATATGAATTTAAAGGTGGTAGTTTTATCACATTTAAAGAAGCTCCTAAATCTGGAGATACTGCTAAGATTCTTTTCTATAGAGGAACGGGATCTGTTGATGTTAGTAATGTTGATATTTTGGAAACTATTAAGAAAGGAGATAAGGTTAAATTATATGACCAAGATATTTCTTTAGAGGAAAATGATAGAACAGTAACTAATATTAATTCTGCAGATAGTATTAATACTAATTTATATCCTGGTCCTGGTATTACTACCAATGAAACATTCCAAAGATCTGTTACTTGGTCTAAGCAAACTGAAGATAAATTTATTGATGGTGAAATTGTTTCTAAAGATAGGACTCATTATGAACCATTAATATATCCTAATACTAATATTATTCAATCAGTTGGAGTAGGGTCAACTGTAATTTATGTTTCTAATATTAGAACTTTCTTTGATAGTTATAAGGAAAATTATACTGGACAAGCAGATATTAGAATTATTTCTCAAGAAAGTAAAGTGGGAGCATCTGCTACTGCATTTGTTTCAGTTGCTGGAACTGTAACTTCATTTGACATTACAAATCCAGGAGTTGGTTATACCATAGCACCAAATGTTTCTATTGTTACTCCTATAGGTTTGACAACATCTCAAGGTGCTAGAGCAACTGCTACTATAAGTGGTGTTGGAACTGTAAATGCTATTACAGTATCTTATGGAGGAACTACTAGTGGATTTGCTTATACTAGCACTGCTGCTCCAGCAGTTCTAATAGGAGAACCTAAATCAATTACTTCAATAGAAACTATTGAGAATGTATCATACTCTGGTGATTTTGGAATTATATCTGGTATTTCTACAACATCTGTTGGTGTAGCATCAACTGGTATTGTGTTTGATTTACTTCTTCCTAAGGAGTCATTATTTAGAGATGCATCTATTGTAGGAAGTGCATTAACCGTAAGCGGAATTTCAACTGGATATTACTTTACAGTATTTAATTCTAATGTAGGTAATGCAGTAACTTCTTTATATCAAGATGGTACTGTGGTTGGTATTGGAACTTCCTTCTTAGATAATGTTTATGAAGTTGCACAAGTTTCTATTGCTCAAACTATGGGTATAGGAATTGGATTAACTTATGTTGCACAAGTTACAGTTAGTGTTCAAGATTATAATGGATTAACTGGACTTGGTTATAGTGAGTTCTTTGGTGAATATAGTTGGGGTAGAATTGCCACTCAACCTAGAGGAAAAGCAAGAACATTTACATCTTATGCTGGTAACGATGATGGATTAGTTGGTATAACTACTTCTCCTATTGTTGAAAGAGTGAATCCTTTAAGATACTTAAATTATAATTCATAAATAACTAAAAAATCGTAAAATGTCCGCCATTATAACTGATCAACTTAGAATATTGAATGCGAAGAATTTCGTCTCTGCTGCAACTTCTTCGGTAAATTCATATTATTCTTTTGTTGGTTTACCTAATGCTACTAATTATTCCTCTACTTGGGATACTAATCCACCTTCCCCCAAGGATAGTTTTGAACAAGAAGATGATTATTGGGATACTATGATTGCAATGAAGAAAATTACTTCTTCTGATGTGCGTAGAATGGTGAATAAAAATACTTGGACATCTGGTATAACATATGATATGTATAGGGGTGATATTAGTAGAACAAATTTAGCTAAACCATCAGGATCAACTAATTTATATTCTTCAAAATTTTATGTTGTTAATGAAGATTTTAAAGTTTATATTTGTCTTCAAAATGGAACAGATCCAGAAAATACTTCTGGAAGACCTTCACTAGACCAACCTACATTTACAGACTTAGAACCTAAGGCAGCTGGTGATAGTGGTGATGGTTATATATGGAAATATCTTTATACTATTAAACCTAGTGATATTACAAAGTTTGATTCTACTAATTTCATACCAGTTCCTAGTGATTGGGAAACAGGTACAGATAATGCTGCTGTAAGAGATAATGCTTCTACTAGTGGTCAATTAAAAATTATAACTATTACAAATAGAGGATCTGGTATAGGAACTGCTAATAGAACTTATACAGGAGTTCCTATAAATGGCGATGGATCTGGTGCAGAAGCAACTATAGTTATTAACAATGATGCTAAAGTAGAATCTGTAAATATATCTAAAGGTGGATCTGGATATACTTATGGTACTTTAGATTTAACTGCAGGGGGTGTTCCTACTGGAACTTCAATTCCTGTTTTTAATGTTATAATTCCACCCCAAGGTGGTCATGGAGCAGATATTTATAGAGAATTAGGTGCTAATAATGTATTGATATATTCTAAAATTGAAAATGACGCTCAAAATCCAGATTTTATAACTGGAAATCAAATTGCTAGAATTGGTATTGTAGAAAATCCTCAAGCTTATAATTCTACTTCTAATTTAGAATTATCTAAAGCAAGTTCACTATATGCTTTAAAATTAATTGGAGCAGGATATACTACTGCTACATTTAATTTGGATGGGCAAGTAACACAAACTATAGGTATAGGATCTACTGCTGTTGGTAGAGTAGTTTCTTATGATCAAACAACTGGGGTATTGAAATATTGGCAAGATAAGAGTTTGGTTGGATTTAATAGTGATGGTTCTTTAAAGACTGATCCTACTTATGGATATACTCTTCATAGATTTACAGCTAATCCTAGCAGTGGAGGAAATGTTAATATTGCTAGTAATGAAGGTACTTTAGGTATTGATACCAATTTTGGAAGTTCTGGTAGTCCTGGTATAAGTACAGTAATAAATAATAGAACATATTACCTTGGACAGAGTTTTAATCAAGGGGTTGCAAATCCTGAAGTTGAAAAATACTCTGGAAATATAATATATGTTGATAACAGACCTTCTATCACTAGGTCTGCTAACCAAAGAGAAGATATCAAAGTCATTTTGCAATTCTAAAGAATCATGCCACAGGAAACCAATTTAAACGTCTCACCTTATTATGACGACTTTAATGCAAATGACCAATATTATAAAATATTATTCAAACCAGGATTTCCAGTTCAAGCAAGGGAATTAACTGGGATACAATCTGTTCTGCAAAATCAGATTGAAAGGTTTGGAAGTCATATTTTTCAAGAAGGAAGTTCTGTAACTGGTGGTGGAATTAAATTTTCCAACGCATATGAATCTATTAAAATTCAATCTTCTAATAAAGGTTTTAATGTCAGAGATTATCTTTCAAATTTAACTGGAAAGATTTTTGTTGGTAGTGAATCTGGATTGAAACTTGAAGTTAAAGGATATATGGCTGAGATATATGCTGATAACTCTTATGTATTATTTGTAAATTATTTAAATAGTGGAGCTAATAATAATGAAAGGTGTTTATCAGGTGAATCATTACTCTTAGATGGAGAACCATTTACCACTAGACAAGGAATAGTTTTTCAACCAGGTGAATCTGTTGTTCAGTTAATGAATGGAGTATCTACCTTTGTTGGGTGTGCTGCTGTTTTATCTGAGGGAATATATTATGCTAGAGGATATTTTATTGAAGTTAAAAAACAAACAACTATATTGAGTCCTTTTATTAATACAATTAGTGCTAAAGTAGGTCTTAGAGTTGTTGAAGATATTATAAATTCTGATATAGATAGATCTTTGACAGATAATGCTGCGGGATTTAATAATTTTACAGCACCTGGCGCTGATAGATTATCCATAGATTTAAAATTAGAAGCTGTTGATATTAATCAACAATCTACTCCTAATTTCATAGAGTTATTAGAAATAAGAAATGGTATAGTCGCTTCTGCTCAAGACAAAACTCTATATGATGATTTAAGTAAAGAATTTGCTAGAAGAACATTTGATGAATCAGGTAATTATTATGTTAAACCATTTACTCTTACTCCAAGAAATACATTAAATGATTTTGAAGGTAATAATGGAATTTTTGCTAAAGATCAAAAAACATATAATAATAACGATCCAAGTGATGATTTAGGAACATATAAGTTATCACCAGGTAAAGCATATATTGAAGGGTATGAAGTTGAAACTATAACTCCATCTTTTCTAGATTTTAAAAAACCAAGAACTACAAAACTTCTAGAAGATCAAAGTATTAATTATGTCACAGGACCAACTTTTACTTTAAACAATGTTTTAGGATCTCCTAATATAGGTGTAGGTACAGATTATACTGTTAGTTTAAGAGATCAAAGAATAACTGGCATTGGCACTAGTGCAGCAGGTAAAGAAATTGGATTAGCAAGAGTATATGATTTTGCTTTAGAATCTGGTTCATATGATGCTGTCAATTCTGACCTTAATGAATGGGATGTTTCTTTATATGATATTCAACCATATACAGAAATTGCCTTAAATACTCCTACCAGTCTTTCTATTCCAACACATATTAAAGGCAAGTCTAGTGGAGCTACTGGGTTTTTAAGAAATGCAGTAAGTAGTTCTACTGCTGTTACTCTATACAATACTAAAGGATCTTTTATTACTGGAGAACAGTTTATTATTAATGGAATTGAAGAGGGATTCATAGCAGCAGGAGCCACTGCTTATACCACTAGTGATATTAAATCTATTCATGGAACTGTAAGCACAGCTAGTACATTTAACGCTGATGTAAAACAAAGTGATTTATTTACTTTTGGTTCAGTTAACATTAGTGGAGTTACTACTAGTGGAGCATCCTTAGGTATCTCAACTGTAACAAGCACTGATCCAAATAGATTTTTTATTGGAATAGCTACTGTTGGTAATATAGTAGAATATAGCAATCCAGGATTTAATACTACATCATATGCTAGGGTTGAAAGTGTTTCTCAACATTCTTTAACTATTTCTGGAGTAACCACTGTCACTGGCATATGTGAAGGTGGATTGCCAGGTTCTTCAATCAATCCATCCAATTTTAAAATATTAACTTCACAATTCCAATCTTCTACTGATAATAATTTATTTACAAAATTACCTAAGAAAAATATTTCTAATGTTGATTTAACTAATTCTAACATCACTATAAGAAAGCAGTTTGATGTTGATATTACTAATAACTCCACAGGAGCAGTTAGTAGTGGAAGTGCATCAGAAACATTTTTACCTTATGATGAAGAAAGATATGTATTAATTAGAACAGATGGTGTAACAGAATCATTATCCTCTGATAAATTTAATTTTAATACAGGTTCTACTGAAGTAACTATTAATGGTTTGGGAGGTGATACTTCTGCAAAACTTATAGCCACTTTAAGAAAAACAAATGTAAGAGAAAAAATTAAAGAAAAACAAAAGATAAACGTAGTAACAATAACAAATTCTAAATTATCAGCATCTGGAATTGGAACTGATACATTGAATGATGGTCTTACTTATGGAACTGTGTATGGAACTAGGGTTCAAGATGAGGAGATATCGTTAAATGTACCAGATGTAACTAAAATTTATGGAGTAATAGAATCTGGCAACGCTAGTAATCCAGTTTTTCCTAGAGTTGTATTACGTTCTATTAATAGTTCTACTGGAAAAACAGGTGATCTATTGATAGGAGAAACATTTATAGGAAAAAATAGTAATGCTAAAGGAATATATGTAAGTAAACATGATGATTCCACTGTAAATTATCTTGCATTGAATGATTTTACTTTCCAAGATAATGAAATTGTAACCTTTGAAGAATCTTCAATTGAAGCAACAGTGGTTTCTACTTCTTTAGGATCAAACAATATAACAGAAGAGTTTGATTATGATGATGGTCAAAGGGGAACCATTTATGATTATGCAAGAATGGTTAGAAAGTCTGGTTTTAATGAACCATCTAAACGATTATCTATAGTATTTGAATCTGCATTTTTTGCAGCATCAGATACTGGAGATATCACCACTGTAAATTCATATGATAATTTTAATTATAAAGATCTACCTAGCATTAATAAAACTAATGTAAGTGATATATTAGATATTAGACCAAGAGTATCAGATTTTTCTGGCACTAGTTATTCTCCTTTTGAGTTTTTAGGAAGATCATTTACTGGTTCTGGTAATTCATCTAAAAATATTTTAGCATCTGATGAATCAATACTATTAGATTTTTCATTCTATCTTCCTAGATTAGATAAAATATATTTAAGTAAAAATGGAACATTCCAACTAGTAAATGGAATTCCTGCAGAAACACCAGAGTTTCCAAATGTTGTTGATGGTGCATTAGAAGTTGCTTCTATTTCTCTACCAGCTTTCTTATATGAAGTTAATGATTTAAATATTAGTCTAGCTAACTATAAGAGATATCAAATGAGTGATATCAATAAGTTAGAGAAAAGAATTGAAAATTTAGAATTTTTTACAACTCTTTCCTTATTGGAAAAAGATACCTTAAATATGCAAATCACTGATACTGATGGTTTGAATAGATTTAAGTCTGGATTTTTTGTAGATGATTTTTCTACTACAGACAATCAACTTAAAAAAACTATAGTAAAAAATAGTATTGACTTTAAAAATGGGGAACTTAGACCTTCACCTTATACCACTGAACTTGATTTAAAATTAGATGGTAATAGTTTTAATGGCATTAGACAAACAGGTAGAGTATTATCTTTAGATTATCAAAATATACCTTTTGTAAGACAACCATTTGCTACTAAAACTGAAAGTGTAACACCTTTCCTCATAAACTACTATGGAGGTAGTATTACATTAACACCATCATCAGATGTATGGGTAGATCAAGTTGTTTTAGATGCTAAATTAGAAGATCTTACAACTTACACAGAAACTAGTGAACAAGTAGCAGCAGGTGGATGGGACCCTGATACTGGATATAGTCCTGTTATATGGGGTGGATGGGAAACCACTTGGACAGGTGGTGGTGGCGATACTGTAATTGGTTCAAATTCCAATACTCATTGGGGTGGATGGACTGAACAAAATGGATATAGATCTAGAAATAAGTATAGAACAACCACAACTACTTTTAGAAGTAATCCAGTAGATATCACTGAAGAAAGAAAAGGAAGGAGATCTATAGAGAGAGAAACATTTAGTACAATTAATGAAGGTCCAAAAGTAATTAATACTGATATAACTCCTTATATGAGATCTAGGAATATAGATTTCTCTTGTAAGGGTTTAAAACCTACCACTAGTGTATTTGGTTTCTTTGATGGTGAAAATATTAATAAATTCATAGTTCCAAAACTTATTGAAATATCAATGGTCACAGGCACTTTCCAAGTTGGAGAAACTGTCATAGGAACTACAAAAGATGGAAAAGAATTAATTAGATTTAGAGTTGCTGTATCTAATCATAAATTTGGTCCTTTTGATGATCCTGGTGTTGTATATAATACAAATCCTTATTTTAGATCTACTCCTCTTAGAAGGGGAACTGTTTTAATTGATAATGTATTACCAACAGCAGCAGATGGAGATGTTTCTGGTGTAACAGCAGATACTATTATTCTTCCTGATGAATATTCTTCAACTTCTAATATTTTGAATGTTGATACATTAAGTTTAGCAGATAAGTCTGAAAATATTTACTATGGATATGTAGAAAAAGGTCTTAAATTAGTTGGACAAACTTCTAGTGCTCAAGCTACTATAACTAATCTAAATTTAAGAACTGATACATTAGGATCAGTTAGAGGATCTTTCTTTATACCTAATCCTAATGATATAACCACACCAAAATTTGAAGCTGGTCAGAAGGTCTTTAGACTTACAAGCAGTTCTACTAATAGTCAACAAGCTACTGATGTAGGAACTGATGCTTCTCAAACATTTGATTCATCTGGTTCTATTGAAACAGTTCAATCTACTATTATCAGTGTTAGAAATATTAATACTCATACTCAAATACAGACTGAAAGTAGAAGTAGTACTAGTGGTGGAGGAGGCACTTATACTACAACTGATACTCAACAAATAGGTTCAGATAGTCAAGATTATACACCACCTGAAACTCAATTCTGGCAGGAAGTTTACACTGCTCCTGGTGTATTAGCACAAGTAACAGTTACTGAATCTGGCACAGATATTATCTATGCTAATGAATATGGTAAGGAGACTGTTGACACTGAAGCAAATAGAATAAATCAAAATCTAAAAGTATATGATAACTATAGTGATTTTGAAAACGCTAGAGTTGATGCAGGTGGTCTTTTAACAAATGTAAGTGAAGATACTGGCACAGGAACTGGTAGAATAGTGGCATTTGTTGATGAAGTAACAGATCCTATAGAAAAAGCTTATATTGAAATTTTAGGTAGAGGACCAGATAAGTCTGGAGCAGAATACTGGGCTGGCACTTTTGATGAAGGTGCTTCTAATGATGAAATTTTTGAAAAAATGATTGAACACCTAGAATTCTCAGCAGAAGGATCAGCAAAAGCTGAGCAAGGTGATGATTGGGAAGGTGTTAATTCATTCTTTGAAGGTAAGGATCATCCTTCCTTCGCTAATGGACCTTTATGTGCTAATAAAACAGACCCTCTTGCTCAAACATTTTTTGTAGAAAATAATGTTGGTGTCTTTATTACTAGATTAGATTTATTCATGGCAACTAAAGATCAAACATTGCCATTGATAATACAATTAAGAACAGTGAAACTTGGATTACCTACTGAAGAGGTTATTCCTTTTGGTGAAGTAGTGTTAGAACCAGATAGTGTTTTTGTATCAGATAATGCCACTGCAGTTACTCCTGTTATATTCCCAGGTCCAGTTTACTTATCTCCAGGTCAAACATATGCTGTAGTTCTTCTTTCAGTAAGTTCTAATTATAGCACTTGGATATCTAGAGTTGGAGAAGTTGACATTGCTACAATTAATGCTCCTGAGTCTGAACAAATTCTTATATCTTCTCAACCTACACTAGGTTCTTTATTTAAATCTCAGAATGGAGAAACATGGAATCCAAGTCAGTGGGAGGATCTTAAATTTACTCTTTATAGAGCTCAATTTGCTCCTAATCAAGGAAATGTTAATTTTGTAAATCCAAGTCTATTCAGTTTCTCTGATGATATTAATGCTTTACGTAAAGACTCATTTGAAATTTCTTCTAATAAAGTAAGGATAGGATTTAATACTACAATATCTGACTCTACAATAGCTCTTGGAAACATAGTTTCTCAGTTGGGTAGTAATGCCACAGGAAATTTTGTAGGAACAGCAGGAACTGCTAGTGGTAATTTGACTATTACAAATGCAGGTGTGGGTTATACTCCTTCCTCTGGTAGCACCACATATCATCATGTTCCTATGGTGACTCAGACTGGAAGTGGAAGAAATGGAACTTTGAGTCTTACTATTACTAATGGTGTAGCAGTTGCTGCAACTGTTTCTAATGGTGGTAGTGGATATTCTGTTGGAGATGTGGTTGGAGTGTCCACTGTTGGTCTAACTTCACTAGGAAGAGATATTCAGTTCACTATCGCTTCTCTTGGTGGAGTTAATGAATACATTCTTGATAATGTTCAAGGTGATTTCATAACTGGAGTGGGCAATTCAATTCAATATACAGCAGGATTTGGTGTCACTGATCTTAATGGTCAAGCTGGAGGAAATGTATTCTTATCAGCAGCTGCTGTAGATGTTACAGATGGACTTCATATTAAGGTTAATCAAAAGAATCATGGTATGCATACCACTCAAGATGTAGTAACATTCTCAGATGTCCAATCTGATATATCTCCTACTAAATTAGCAGTAGATTATGATTCAACATCTACAGGTTCTATCATACTTGATGATGCCACTGACTACTCATCATTTGAAAATGTAGGAGTTGGTTCTACTAACTTGGGTTATATTAAAGTAGGTTCTGAAATCCTTTCTTACAGTGGTGTAACTAATAATACATTAACTGGAGTTTCTAGAGGGGTTGATTCTACTAATACATTATCTCATGATCTAGGTGATCTTGTTCATAAGTATGAATTAAATGGAGTATCCTTGAGAAGGATTAATACTGATCATAATCTTTCAAGTGCAACCATCACTAATCCCATAGGAATAGATTTTTATAATGTGAAGATTGATACTTCTGCTAATGGTGTGGATAGATCTGTGGGAACTAGTTTACCAGTTCTTCATTTTAATCAAACTAAATCTGCTGGTGGAGAGGGTGTATTTGCTACAGACAATATACCATTTGAAATTATAACTCCTATTGTTCAAAATATTAC